GGTGCAAAAATTGAAAACTTTGTATTTACAGATGAAGGCTCTACACAAGGTACAGTTCAAATCGGTAACCCTATGGAGTTTTTAGCAGGCGAAGGTATTAACACTTCAGCTTCAGGTGGTACATTAACAATTGCTGGTGAATTAGCAAGTACATCAAACATTGGTGTTGCTTCATTTACTAGTTCTAATTTTACAGTAACATCTGGTGATGTTGCTATTACTACAGTTGACGGAGGTTCATTCTAATGAAACTATGGAACAAATTTATTAATTTTTGGATTACAGGTATGCCTGGATTTGAAAAACCTTTATTGTTAAAAGATGAAGTTAAAACAGACTTAAAATATTTAAAGACACAAACAAAATCAGAGTTAGAAAAACTAGGTAGAAAAGTTGGTGTTGAGTTAGATAAAAGACTTACGAAAGAAAAACTTATTAAACAGATTAGAAAACAAAGTAAATAATGGCTACAGTAATAAAACCAAAAAGAAGTGAAACAGCATTAGCTATACCATCAGCAGGAGCTTTAGCTGTTGGTGAGTTGGCAATGAATATTACTGACGGTAAGTTTTATACTAAAACATCTGGTAATGTAGTTAAAGAATTAGGTGGTGCAGGTTCAATATCTTTACAAGATGTTGTAACAAATGGTGCAAGTTCTAATACAGATATTCTTTTAGATGGTGCAAATATAGTCTTTGAAGGTTACTTAGCAAACGCATACGAAACAACTTTAACGGCTGCAGAGCCAACAGTTGATAGAACGATTACTTTACCAAATGTTAGTGGTACAGTAATTACAACAGGAAATTTAACAGTAGATGGCACAACGACAGGTGATGTACTTGTTGGTGAGGGTGATTCCCTTGCATATGCTATCGTATTTGGAAGTTAGAAAAAATGGCAAGTGCATTTAAAAACGCAGGTATGACAGTTATAACTGCTGACACAAGTAGTGCTAATTTATACACAGCCCCATCAAATGGTACGGCAGTTATACACGCATTATATATTTCAAACAAAAGTGTTACAAACTATGGAAATGTTGATGTTAAAATTACTACAGACGGTGGTTCTACATTCTATCATGTTGCGAAGTCTGTACAAATTGAACCAGAAAACACTTTAATACTTGATAAGCCTGTCAATTTAGAAGCTAATGATATATTGAGAGTTGTTGGAGAATTAAACTCTGATTCTTCTCAACCTGAAATGGAAGCGACAGCAGCTATTTTAGAAGTTACATAATAAAGTATTATAAATAGTATTATAAATAGAATTAAGGAATAAATTAATGGCATATTTAGTACAGAAGAAATCAGATACAGGTATTTTTAGTAGTGCTCAATCTGCTTTTCATGGTCTAAAAGTTGAAAGACGAACATTTTTAAATGACGGTCAAGTAGATGAAGGCGTATTAGTTTATACCAAGGCATTTATGTCGGACCCAAATGTTGCAATTAATTTAGCAGATTATGGTACTCCGTACAATGGTGTTGATGACGCTAATAGTGGTGACGCAAACCAATATAATAGAACATTGATATCAAACCAAGGAACAGAATTAGATGATGGTAGAACACCAGGCTCAAGAGCATATGACGGTGTTCGTTTTGATAACAGTAAGCTGACTTATTATATGAACGCAGACGGATTTCTAGTTGCTAGATATTTTGCTGATTTCACATATAATACAGGTTCAGAAGGAAACACAAGGAACTATACAACATAGGAAAATTAAATGGCAGATTTCGTATTAGGTAGAATTAAATTTGTATGGAAAGGCGCATGGGCAGGTTCGACTGCTTATATCGCAGATGATGTCGTAAGATATGGTGGTAATGCTTTTATAGCACTAGCAAACCATACTTCTTCAGCAGCTTTTGAAACAGATTTAGCAGCCAACCCTACAAAATGGCAAAAAATGGTTGGTGGTGTAGAATACAAATCAAACCACGCAGACGCAACTTATTATAAAGTAGATGATATCGTTAAGTACGGACCAACATTATGGGTATGTACAACGGCTCACACTTCAAGCTCAGCAGTTTTAGATACAACAAAATTTTCAGTATTTTTACCAGGTCTTGAATTTGAAGACTCATGGGCAGTTGGTACTCAATACCAACAAGGTGATATTGTAACTTACGGTGGTTATCAGTATGTTGCAGAAAGAAATAACATTGGTGTAACACCACTAGATTCAGGTGCAGATTGGGAAGTAATCACAACAGGTTACAGTATGCAAGGCACATGGGCCTCTGGTACTGCTTACAAAACTGGTGAAGTTGTCCAATACGGTGGTAACACATATGTATTTAAAGTTGCTACAACAGCAGGTCAATTACCAACTAACTCATCTTATGCAGATTTATTAGTATCAGGTGTTTCTCATCTAGGTACATATAGTGCCGGTACTGCCTACAAAATTGGTGAAACAGTAATTTTCTCAAACTCTACTTACAGAGCAAAAGTAGATACAACAGCAGGTCAAGCTCCTGCTGACGGTACAGACAATACTCAATGGGCTCTTTATGTTAAAGGTGCACCATCAGGTGTATTCACTACACAAGGTGATATTGTACAAAGAGGTGCTACAGGTCCAGAAAGACTACCAATCGGTAGAGGCGGAGATAGATTAAGAGTTAATGCAGCTGGTACACAATTAGAATATTTTAACGAAGATTCAGGTAACACATTTCATGTTTCTCCAGAAGGTTTAGACACAAATCCAGGAACAGAAACTTTACCTTTCAAAACAATTAAAAAGGCTTGTCAAACGGCAGGCACAAATGGTATCTCTCAAATAAGTACAATTACGGGTGGTACAGGTGGAACACCAGGTACATATAGAAATGTATCTGTTACAGGTGGTTCATCTTCAGGTACTATAGTAGATGTCATAATAGACGGTTCATCTACACCAACAATCCTTTTTATTAATAATGGTACAGGTTGGGCAGAGGGTAACACAGCTATAATTGCAAAAGCAAATATAGGTAACTCAACGGCAGATATTAACTTTGCAGTTGAAACAGTACATGCCGGTGATACTATTCATGTTCAAGCAGGTACTTATGAAGAACAATTTCCAATTAGAGTTCCACCATCAGTTACACTTTTAGGTAACTCTTTAAGAGCTACAAGAGTAGAACCGGCAACTGGCGATTCTACAGAGGTATTAACGATTGGTACAGTAGGTGCTAATGACGCTTCAAGAACACCAGGAACATATACAAATGTTCTTGCTACAGCAACAAGTGGTTCAGGTGTTGGATTAAAAGTTACAGTCGTAGTTGATGGTTCATCTACAATTACAGTTACACCAACTTATGGTGGTGCTTATTTTGCAGTAGGTGATACAATTTCAATTGCAGACAATGTATTAGGTGCAGGTGGCGGTGCAGCTTTAACAGCTGTTGTTGCTTCAGTAAAAGCAAACAATGTTTGTTCAATGTTACTATTAAACAATTCAAACTATGTTTCTTTCTTTACATTCCAAGGTATGACAACAGGCGCTAATGTTTGTTCTCTTGACCCTAGTGGTGCAATTACAACTGCTTCACCTTACATGCACAACTGTACCTCTGTTAACACAGGTACAACTGGTATGTTGGTTGACGGTAATGCTCATTCAACAGGTAACAAATCAATGGTTGCCAATGACTTTACTCAAATTAACACAGATGGTATCGGGGTTTCAGTAATTAACAATGGTAGAGCAGAACTTGTATCAGTCTTTACTTACTATTGTGATAAAGGTTTTAATGCAGAATCAGGTGGTACAATTCGTGCTCTTAACTGTTCAAACGGTTACGGAGAATATGGTGCATATGCAACAGGTGTAAGTTCGGCTGAATCACCAGACGAAGTACAATTAAGAGGTTCACAAATTAGGTTCCAAAACTTACAAGGAAACATTGCTACTGCTACTGTTGCTGAAGGAGACACTTTAACAGGTGCTGTTTCAGGTGCAACAGCGACAGCAATTGATGTTGTACAAGCAACTAGAAAATTAAAAATCGAAGGTGGTAACGGAAAACTATTTTCTCCAAATGAAACAGTCAATGTTACTGGAGGTTCTTCATATAGCTTTAAAGTATCTATAGGTTTGTCTGATTTAACTGACGCACCTACTAAAACAATTACAGGTGCAACAGCAGCTAATCCTGTTGTGATTACTTCAAATGGTCACGGATTAAGTAACGGTAACAAAATTGTTATCTCTGGTGTTGTAGGTATGACAGAGTTAAATACTAATACTTATTTTGTACAAAATGCTACAACTAACACATTTAGTTTATCATCAAATACAGACCCAGCGGCAAATACAAATATTGACGGTAGTGGATTTACAGCTTACACTTCAGGCGGTACAATCACACCTAAAACACCGACAACTGGTCAAACTGGTTTCTTATTTGAAGTAGATAGTACAAGTTCACTATTAACAAGTGCAACAGCAATAGAAATAGGTTCTAACTTACAGTTTGCTGGTGACTCACAATATTATCGTGTAACTGCTATTACAAATACAGATACAGTAAACAAACAGGCTAAATTAGCTATCACTCCTGAAAGAACGGCTTTCGCAGTTGATAATACGGAAGTTGATATAACTAAAAACTTCTCTAATGTTCGTCTAACGGGACATGACTTCTTATCAATTGGTACTGGTTCATTTGTTGATACCAACTATCCAAATGCTGTAGGAGATACACAACCTTATGACCAATCAAGAGAAACTACTGAATTGCTTGGTGGTCGTGTGTACTACACTTCAACTGACCAACTTGGTAACTTTAGAGTAGGTTCGCAGTTTAAAATTGACCAGGCAACTGGAACTGCTACACTAAACGCAGACGCATTTGACCTTTCAGGTTTGACTGAGTTACAACTTGGTTCTATTGGTGCTGCTATTGGTGCAACGATTAATGAATTTAGTACAGATGGTACGCTAGCAGGTAATTCTGATACGGCCGTCCCAACTGAGCAAGCGGTAAAAACTTATGTAGATAGTAACGCTTTTTCAACAGGTAAAGGGATTGCAATGGCAATCGTTTTTGGATAAATAATAAAAAAGGAAAAAGGATAAAACATGGCAAATCCAAATATAGTAAGTGTCGCAACGATTAGAGGAAAAACTGATAGTGGTGAACTCAATACAACATATACAACAGCTTTAGTTTCTAACTCAGCTTCATCAAGTGAAGTATATAAAATGAACAGTATCGTAGTTACTAACAAAGCAGGTACAGATACTACTTTCAGAATATCTTTCTATGACGGTTCAAACGACAGATTTCTAGCTTATAATGTAAACTGCCCAGCAAATACGGTGGTCATTGTTACAGATAAAAGTTCAGCTCTATACCTTGAAGAAGGTGATTCAATTAGAGGTGGCGCAGCTGCAAACACTCGTTTAGACTGGGTGATTTCTTACGAAACAATAGCTTAATAAAAAGTTTTTAGGGAGATAATTAATGGCTGGACCAATAATCGGTAGACGGTATGGAAGAAGACAAAACAATTCTGAAATAGGTACTACTGAATCTATACATGACGCAGGTGGATCCGCTTCAAAGAGAGCTGTTACCTACGATAATACTTATGCAGTAAATTATGGTATTCGTACTATGAATCAGGTGACAGACGGTGTTATCAATTCTACATATAGAGATTTTTGGGCTGGTACTAGTGGTACAGGAACAGTAAATCACCAAGTTTTTTCTAATACTGTAAATTCAGATACCGAACAATTTGGTGGTGGCGTAGTTGATGAAGCTTTAGGTACTGATGCCAACGAATTAAAAATTTGGGGTAACAGTAGATACAGTCAAAGTAAATATCCTTACTATACTCCTTTCTTTTCAAATAACGAAATTTCTACATTAATGCAAGCTGGTGGTTATGCAAGGTCAGCTGGATATGGTGGAGCTAATGCACAAGGTTATAGAGACTCAACATCAAGAGCTGCTCAATGGAAATTTAGACAGATTATTAATGTTGCTTACACAGGTGGGGGTTATAAAGACGGCTCACCTTGGAGACAAGTGCATAGAACAAATGCGGCTACAGACCAAACTACCAATTTAGGTATTCAATTAGACCACCCAGGTTCATATGTTTCAGGTGCTTGTAGTGATACAACTTTCTTCTTATGGTCAACACCATCAGATAATTCTCACTTTACACCTAGTGCAAGAACATCAGGTTTTCATATGTACACAGAAACAGGTAAATCTCACAATAGTACATTCAATACCTATAGTGATAGAAACGATTCTAGTACATCATTTAAAGAAACCTTTTTATCATTTCACGGTGGTGGAGATAGAACAGGTATGGAAGTATTTAATCTTGCTACAGAGGCAAGACAACAACAAACTGGTAGTGACATGAGAGGTGGCGCAGCTACTAACTCAGCCTTTTCAGATAAAGATTATGGTTATCATTGGGGCGATAGTAGTGGATATAAAATTAATCACCAAACATTGGCCGTTTCTGGTTCTACTCATTGGTCTGCTCACGGACAACAAAAAGGAATACCTTCAAAAATAAGATTAGGTTACTGTGGTAACGAAGGAAGTTACAATGGTGGTTATAACCTAAGAAGATGGAATTTGGTAACTGATACAAACACAGGTACTTTTTCAAAATACCGTGCAAACTGTGGAGAAGAAAACTTTACATTAGGTCAAGATTGGAGTTACATGATAGGAAACTATGATGGTGGTGGGCAAAATAATGGATCATGGAAACAGTATTATCATACAGACACAAGAACAGATGTTAGTGGTTTACAACCTACAGCAAATGCTGGACAATCATCAGGACATTGTGGCTGGAGAACATAAATTTATTTGTTATAAATATATTATATAGAAAATGGAGAATGAAATGAATACAGATGATGATGGCGTAGTCATAGAAAATATGACAGAAAAGCAATTGGTTGAATTTGCTAATAACAATGTTGACAGTTCCGTAAGAAAATTTAAAATAAAACACTTTGTAGGTGGTTCGCAAATAACACCTTTTCACCATTTAAAACAATTGTTTTTAGAATTGAGAATAAGACAAGATTCTTTTTTACATATACAATGGGAAATTGAAAGAAAAAAATTAGAAGAATTGGTTGAGAGAGAAAAACTTGCTCACTCTACAAATAAAATTGAAAAACAATATATTGAAATAGACTTATTGAATATTGTAAAAGATAAGAAACGACATGAAGACGCTATTGTAGGTGCTTTAAAAGAAAAAGATAGAATACTAGAATTAATTAAAGAACTATGTGAAGGTCCTCAAGGTAAATTACCAGATGGTACAAAGTTAATGGACATATTTGGTAATGAAGAGTTGGAAGAAGAATTAGAAAGGCAACATTGGGTTACTAAATTAGCCAAACAGGCAAGTATGGAAATGTTAGCTTACGGTAAAATTGGTACTGGAAATATGGATGCCATATCAATGCTGGGACCAAAAGAAATTGGTGAGTGTTTACAATTGACTAGTGATTACACGGTAAGAATAGGCACAGGCATGGGATTATTAACTGAAAAGTCCATAAATGATTTAAAATTAGGTTATGTAAGTCCAGAAAACAAACAAAAGATGAAACACATGGGTATTAGTGATGAGTTTATAGCAGAAAATATGCTAGAAAATGATATAGATAAGAACAATACTCTTATAAATAATAGGTATAAAGATTTAAAGGACAATTCAGATGGCTAAAATACATGTATTAGTAAAACAACAAGACGCTTCAGGCAAAGGTTGGCTAGAAGCTTATACAAGTTATGGTTCATATGGCGTATTTTCTATTGCAGATGATATGCAAGATATGAGATTAGATTTAGATTCAATTGGTGCAGAAATTCTAACACCAGCAGAAGCTAAGGCTTCTATTTTTGCAGACTCTTATAGAGGATATGTCAAAGTAAAAAATGGTTCAGGAATCATAGATGATTTTCCATTACTAGAATCAGATGAATCTGCTCCAACAAGTACAAGATATGATATGACAGCAGATGACATTGCTTCAGGTCTTGCATATAACAAAATTCTTTTCAAAAAAATGATTAGAGATAGATTTAATGACAAAGCAAAAGATATTTCTTCAGCAAGAATTGGTAATTTAGAACTACAATCATTTGAACAACAAAAATCTGAAGCAGCTGCATGGACAGCCGACAATACAGCAAGTACACCAATGTTAACTACAATGGCAACTGCTAGAGGTATTACTGTTTCAGCATTAGTATCAAAGATTAACTCTAAAGTTACTTCTTACAATGCTGCTATTGCTACAAAATTAGCTGAACAAAAAGTTTTAGAGGATGAAGTTGACGCATTAGACACTATAGCTAAAGCGCACAAATGGAGACATCAAAAACTAGGCATAACTGCCAGCACAGAGCAACTAGGTGAAGACGCTTCTCTAGGCGAACCAGCGGTAAAGATTACTTTTTAATCAGTTTCTTTTTTAGAAACTGTTTAGCCTTAACAGGCTTTTTATTATGTCAGGTTTTTTATTATGTTTAGTATACCCCTAAATCCAAAGTTATCCCCCGACCAGTTTGATTATTTTTTAAATTTTCTTAAAAAATATAAACATCTAATCTATGATGTATATTTTACAAGTAGAATACCTCCCTTTACACAAGACGCTATGGGAGATATCTTTACCAATAATCAATTTGATTTAATTAACGAAAATGCTTTGATTATATCAAAGGTGACAGGCATTCCTTTGTCTGCTACTTTTAATAATATAGAAGTACCACCCACAGACGAAAATCTTACACTATTAATTACACATTTTAAAAAACTATATGACAAGGGAGTTCGTATAGTTACAATACCACACACTCTTTGGATGTTATCAGGCCGTTTTCAAAAGGCATATCCAGATGTGATGATTAAGAATACAATATTAAGAAATGTACAAAGACCAAATGAAGTTGTTAAATGTGTAGAGGCAGGTTTTCATTACATAAACTTTGATAGAGATTTAATGAGAGATGAAGATACTTTAAAGCGTATGCAAGACGCCAAGAAGTATTGCAAAGATAAACTTGGTGTAGATGTCAAGTATAGTTTACTGGCAAATGAGGGCTGTTGGGGAAACTGTCCTGTACAAGACGAACACTTTTTGTACAACAATACAAGAAGTAAAGGTAATCAACCTACTTACTTTCAAACAAACATAAGTTACTTCTCTTGTCCTAAATGGGAAGAACAAGACCCAGCATATCATTGGCGAATAGCTAATTTTCCCCCATTTAGAGATGAGTGGGATAGATTGTTAGGTTACATAGATGTTGTAAAAATGCATGGTCGTGAAAGTGTTTCTCGTCTATTTGAAACTATGAAAATCATAGAAAAATTTGATAACAATGATGAGATATTATATACTGATTATGAAAACTTTATAAAAGATAATCAATTCGCACAAAAAAGAGTTGATGTATGGAAAACAACCATAAGAAATTGCAAGTTTAATTGTTGGGATTGCAATGTTTGTGATAAGATAACAATAAAGAATAATGAAAAGGTTATGATAGACGCTGTTAAAAATGCTTTAGTTAAGGCTAAGAAAGAGGAATCAAAACTATCTCAAACAGTATTAGATATACCTGGACTTACATCAAACAAAGTAAAACATTTTATTAATAATATATGTGAGGTGCCTGATTGTAGATATTTGGAAGTCGGTGTATATCAAGGCGCTATGTTTACCTCTGCTTTAGAGGGCAATAATATAGTTGCAAATGCAGTTGATAATTGGTCAGATACACATAATATTCCTATGAGAGATGTTGATATAAAGGCAGAAATAGGAAGCACTAAAGATTTATTTAAAAAGAATATAAGACAACATACTTTTGGTAAGTCTATTACTATTGTAGACTTAGACTCGGAAGATTCTTTGAGTAAGATACCTGTAAAATCAAATGTTGTACTCTATGATGGCGAACACACCGAGGAAGCTCACTTTAATTTCTTGACTAAATATAATAGTAAGATTGATAATACTTTCTGTTTAATTATTGATGACTGGAATTGGTTACAAGTAAGAACAGGTACAGAGAAATCATTAGATAAACTAGGTTACAAAGTATTATTTAAAGAAGAATTATTTACAAAGGGTGAAGACCCTACGGATTTTTGGAATGGAGTGGGCATTTTTGTCTTGAATAAAATATGAAAACAATAGAATTTTTTAGTACAATACCTGGCGTTGCAGAAGCATTTCCTATTATAGAAGCCAAAGATTTTAAACCTGAATGGACAAAATCAGCCATAAAAGATTTGGTAGATAAGAAAAGTAAATCTACCGATAATGATACTGGTCGCTTTACTCACTTAGCATATTGTCCAGGAATATTTGATTTATTTAAAACAGGTTATATTGTACCTATGTGGTATGATATTAATATAAAAACTGAAAAAGATACACCAGGATTTTCTTGGACAGTAGCAGATAAGGCCTTCCACACTTTAAGTGATATGAAGTTTGTAGATACACATAGTGATAGAATGACAAATTTTATACCTAAAAGAAAAGGTACAATAGACAATATAGTAAAAATTAATACACCTTGGAATGTAATTGTTCCTGATGGTGTAAAACTTTTATGTTTACCTATAAATTATCCTGATAATTTTGATTACGAATCAACAACTGGTATATTAGACCCTAGTCAGTCAAGTGAGATAAATATACAGATGAATTGGAATGTTAAAGACGGCGAAAGATTGATTAAAGCCGGTACACCTTTAATGCATATTATACCTCTGTCTGAAAAAACTTTCAACCTAGAAGTTAGAACTGCTAATGAAAAAGATTTAAAATGGGTTAGTATTTTAAAATATGCAAAAACTTTTTCTTTTTCAACAACAAGACAGTTAGTACAAAAATTATATAAGAGGTACTTTAAATGATACAAGCTGTATTTGCAACTCCTGTGTATAAATCTGATAACTTATATCATTTAACAAAAGAACAATTAGATTATCTAAAAACGCTAGAAATGATTAAAAATAAAGGTGGTAATTTCTTAACTACAAGAAAAGATATATTAGATGATAAATCTATGGAAGACTTTAAGAAGTGGTGTTTACTTAATGTCACAGCGTTTGCTAAACAACTAGGTGCTAGTGATAAAACAAGTTTTTACATAACACAATCTTGGATGAATAAAAATCCACCACAATCATATCATCATACTCATATGCACCCTAACAGTATCTTTAGTTGTATTTTCTATGTAGATGGAGATAAGTGTCCTACTTCTTTTTACAGATATGATGATAGAACTTCTTTTGGTAATTTTGCTTTTTATGATGGTGATAAAGGTAGTAATGTTTATACGGCTACAAAGGTAGGTGTTATGAATGAGGTTGGTCGATTAGTTATATTTCCTTCATCTATGGTACATGATGTTGATAAAAATGAAAGTGCCAAAGATAGACTTACAATATCATTTAACACATTTATTAAAGGAGAGATGGGTGACCCCGAGAATAGTAATCACCTAATTATTTAACATGGCAACAAGACACGAAGAACAACCTGGCATCCCACATATAATTAGATTAACTAGTGACGCTCAATGGGAAGTTACAGACGCATTTAAACAAGGTGGAGGTAGAAGATATTGTTATCTTTTTAAATCTCAATTTAAATATGAATACAATTTTTTCTTCTCAGATAAAAGAAATGTTTTCTATTGGTTAATGGATATTAAAGGACCTAAAATGCCTAGATGGCTTATTGATGATGAGATATATCAAGAAATTAAATTTAAAACTTTAGATATTAAAGAAGATATACACGGTACGAGATTGTTTATAAGAAATCCTGATAACTATAAGGAATTACAAATTGACAAATAAAAACTATACTATTGTAGATGACTTTCTTTCTGAGGAAGATTTTAAAAAGATGTGTGAAGTAATAACTGATACAGGTTTTGACTGGCACCTTGAAGATAAAATAACTTTAGAACAAAAAGATAAAGATATTTTTTTCTATCTTTGCCATGTATTTTATAATCAATCATCATTATATCAAAGTAATTTTTTTGAATTAATGTTCCCATTATTAAAAAAGTTAGAACCTAAAGCTTTGATGAGAGTTAAAGCAAATCTTTATTTAAACCATGGGTTAGGTATAAAAGAACATGCCGAACATACAGACTATCCCTTTGAACACAAGGGTGCCTTATATAGCCTAAATACTTGTGATGGTTATACTAAAATAAATGGAGAGAAAATACCTAGTGTGGCAAACAGAATGATATTTTTTAATCCATCTGAACCACATTGTAGTACCTCTTGTTCAGATACTAAAACCAGAATGAATATTAATATTAATTATTTTTAGATTGAGAGTTATATTATGCATAAAGAAAAACTATTAAATTTATTTCCAAAACCTGTTGTCTTAATGGAAAATGTTTTTTCAGATAGACTAGATTTTTTAGAGGGTTATTTAAAAGAAGAATTAGAAAAGACAGGCCATAAAAGAACACCTACTCAAAATGTAGATTCAACATTTCATTTAGACACCAATCTATTTGAAAAAGAAAAGATAAAATTTTTATCTGATTTTATTTATCAGAAAGCTATAAACTTGTTAACTCATCTACAGTATAGTGATTCATATATTAATAAGTGTAAATACAATGAGATGTGGTTTAATATTAGTGATGAAAATGATTTTTTATTCCCTCATCACCACGGATTTTGTTTAGTGTCGGGTGTTTATTATATAAAAGCACCAGAGAAATCAACAATAACTTTTTATGACCAATCGTATTTTTATCCTAATCATATAGAAACTAAAACTCCTAACATATATAATCAAAAAGATGTAAAGTTAGACTGTAAGGCAGGTAACTTACTTATGTTTAAAGGAGATACATTGCACGGAAACACATTGCAACCAAAAGGTGAGAAGATAGCCATTTCTTTTAATTTAGGAATATAACATGCATAAAGTAATTGATGATTTTTTAGATAAAGAAGATTTTATTTTTATCCATAACATGATTATGAATGAACCTTTTCCTTGGTTTTATATGGATTCTTATAGAGAAACAGGTTTAGATAAAGACAAAACAAATAATTTTTCATATTACTTACATATGTTATACGACAATGATGTACCTACTTCACCTCATTTTGAACCTATTATGAAATGTATTTTAAAAAAGTTAGACATTAAATCTTTAATAAGAATTAAGTTAAATAGTTACATAAGAGATGATAAACTTATTGAACACGATATGCATACAGATTATAATTATATTAACAATGGTGCCGTGTTTAGTATTAATACCTGTGATGGATATACTAAATTTGAAGATGGAACTAAAATAGAAAGTGTCGCAAATAGAATAGTATTTTTTGATGCTTCAAAGTTACATGGTAGCACTAACACAACCAACAAAACAAGGAGAGTTAATATAAACTTTAACTATTTTTAAATGATAGATTTGATATTCAACGGACAACTATATCTATTCTTAATTGTTTTTGTTATGATGATAGCAGGTATGATTAAAGATAATAAATTATTCAAAGACTTATATTGTTTCTTTGAAAAAAATATAAAAAGTAAAAAGGCTATTGTTGTTATTGTAAGTGCATTAACAGGTTTATTACCTATTAAAGGTAGAGTTACAGTAAGTGCTGGTATGTTAGATACATTAGCACCTAAAAAAGGAACATTAGGTAGAGAAAAATTTGGACCAATTGACTTTATGTCAACACATCATTATTACTTTTGGTCACCACTAGAAAAGACTGTTATTTTACCTATGGCTGCATTTGGTTTATCTTATGGTGCATTTATAGAAATGATTTGGCCTTTACTTGCGGTTACTATCGCTTACATTTTATTTTATCTAATCTATATGGTAAAAGAAGATGAAATAGAAATAGGTGAATGTAAAACAGAAATTAAAGTAAGTAGAATTACAAGATATGTATTACCATATGTTGCAGGTGTGAGTGCCATTATTGCAGGCGTAAATTTCTTATGGGCATTTGGATTACTAACTTTATATTATATGATAGTTACAAAAACATTTGATTATAAAAAACTTTTAAGTTATGTTGATTTTAAATTGATAGCTTGGGTTGCAGTTATTATTTTTGTTGCAAATATTGTTGGAGAGAATACAGATGAAATAAAAACATTTATAGGTAACACAGGTATTGATATTACTGACCCTATTGGATTTGGTATACTATCTTTAATTGCTTTTACTTTTTCATGGTTGTTAGGTTCATCATCTAGGTTTGGTGCAATTACAGTTATTCTTTCGTCTATATATGGTATTGCTTATTTACCATGGTTCTTTGCCGTTGATTTTGCAGGTTATATCATGTCACCTATGCACAAGTGCGTAGCAATAGGTAAGATGTATTTTGGAACAAAGATTTCATATTACTTTAAAATAATTTCAATTTGGGTAGCCTTATTGATTACAACAGCAGGAATATTACTATATGCTTGATATAAAAGAATTAACTATGGAACATCACAAAAATGCTGAAAGGCAAGAATTTGTGAAAATATTAATGTCTGGTCAGATTGACCATAAACTGTATGCAACATACTTGTACAACCAATTTCAATGTTATGCAGTATTAGAAAAATACGGATTACATAACTCACTATTCAGAGATACACCAAATCTATTAAGAGCTGAACATATTTTATATGATTTCAAATCTTTTGAAATAGATACACCAGAAATTACACAAAGTACAAAAGACTATATAGAACACATTGAATCTATACAAGATGAGGCAATGA